AACTTTCAAGTTTAACAGGAATACTAGGAGGCGCAGCCGCAACAATCGCAGGAATATTCGGTGGCCCGGCTTGGTTAATTATTCCAGGAGTACTAGGTATTATGTTCTTGTCTCAAATTGGAATGGACCGAGACGGTTCTAGTTAAATAGATTTACCGTTTGGTAACATAAAGCCGGCAATTAGTTGACCGGCTTTTTCTTTGACTATATAATAGTCGTATAGGAGAGAACAAATGTCAAAAATGTATGGACCGGAAGAAAAAGCCAAACTCGAAAGATTAATCAACGAAGGATCTAATGTGCTTCGTGAAGTAGAAGATCTCAACGAAGGTCTTAAAGAAACTGTTAAAGCTGTCGCAGAAGAATTACAAATCAAACCCAGTTGGATCAACAAAGCCATACGCATCGCACACAAAGACAATTGGAAAGACCATGAAGCAGAGTGGAGCGAGATTGAAATGATTCTCGGTGTTACTAAAAAACTTCCTGAATGAATGAATTATTAAAACCAACTTTTGATTGGATCAGAGATGACTGGCAAAGCAATCGCTTCCGTTTCGTTATTGAGCTGCTTGCTTGGGCTGTTAGTATCGGCTGCTCAATCACTATGGCGCTTACAGTTCCCAATCCGCCTTTACTTGTTTTGTATCCTATTTGGATCGCTGGCTGTGCCATGTATGCTTGGGCTGCTTATACTCGGAAATCGTTTGGCATGTTGGCTAACTACATCTTGCTAACCGCAATTGACACATTCGGCCTAGCAAGAATGCTAATTAATTAAATAAAGTAAGAAGGTAGGCGGGCCATAAACCGCACATTGGTATTTGCAAGCCTAAAATTGCATAGGAGAAAAAATGAGTTTCGTGGACGCATACTACGATCGCGACGATGACATGATACGTGTCGTTGAGCGTGACGACAAAGGGCAGAGACATTTCAAAGACTATGCTGCCAAACATATATTCTATTACAACGACCCCAAAGGCAAGTTCCAATCCATCAAGGGTGAACCTCTTAGCCGTGTAAGTTCAAAGAATGTCAAAGAACATCGCAAAGAACTTGCCATACATTCAAACAAGAAACTCCACGAGTCAGACATCAATCCTATCTATAGATGTCTAGAAGATCATTATCTCAATCAAGATGCTCCTAAACTAAATGTAGCATTTTTCGACATTGAGGTAGACTTTGATCCTGAACGGGGCTATGCTTCACCAGATGATGCATTCATGCCCATCACTGCTATCGCTGTGTATCTACAATGGATGGAGACCATGGTATGCCTAGCCATACCTCCTAAAACACTCAGCATGGCTGAAGCTACCAAGCAGGTTGAAGAATTCCCCAACACCATGCTGTTTGACAACGAAGCAGACATGTTAAACACATTCTTGGATCTTATACAAGATGCAGATGTTCTAAGTGGGTGGAATTCAGAAGGGTTCGATATTCCATACACAGTTAATCGTGTCACCAAGGTTCTCAGCAAAGAGGATACCAAACGATTTTGTCTATGGAACTGTTTGCCTAAGAAACGCGAATATGAAAAGTTCGGTAAAACTGCCACTACATATGACTTCATTGGTCGTGTGCATATAGACAGTCTTGAACTTTATCGCAAGTATACCTATGAAGAACGTCACACCTATCGATTAGATGCCATTGCCGAATATGAACTAGGTCAGAGAAAGACTCAGTATGAAGGTACACTTGATCAACTATACAACAATGACTTTAAAACATTCGTCGAATACAACATCAACGATTGTAAACTGCTAGATGATCTAGATAAGAAACTGAAATTCATCGACTTAGCTAATACTATTGCACACGAAAACACAGTGCTGTTAGCAACTACTATGGGTGCGGTGGCTGTGACTGAACAAGCTATCATCAACGAAGCTCACCGCAGAGGTATGATAGTTCCTAATCGCAAAAAGATGGAAGAGCACGGAGACACGCAGGCTGCTGGGGCTTACGTTGCATATCCTAAGAAAGGTATACATGAGTGGATTGGCTCTCTTGACATTAACAGTCTCTATCCTAGTGCTATTCGGGCTTTGAATATGGGTCCTGAAACCATCGTGGGTCAGTTGAGACAGGATGGAACCAAGGATTTTATTGCAGCAGAAATGTCCAAGGGCAAGTCATTTGCATCAGCATGGGAAGGTATATTTGGTAGTCTTGAATATTCTGCCGTGATGAACAGAGAAGTAGGTCGTGAAGTCACTGTTGATTGGGAAGGTGGTGGTTCGGATACGCTAAGTGCGGCTCAGGCCTATGATCTTATATTTGACAGCAACCAACCCTGGATGATCTCAGCTAACGGCACTATATTCACATATGAAACTGAAGGAGTGATATCAGGACTGCTGGCTCGTTGGTATAAAGAACGTAAAGAAATGCAGGCCAAGCTCAAAGAATGTATCCAAGCTGGCAACAAGATTGAAGAAGAATACTGGGACAAACGACAGTTGGTCAAGAAGATTCTGTTGAACAGTCTCTATGGTGCGATTTTAAATCCAGGCTGTAGATTCTTTGATAACCGAATCGGACAGTCAACTACACTGACCGGCCGGCAAATTGCCAAACACATGGCATCAAAAGTAAACGAAATTATCACTGGAGAGTATGACCATATTGGTCGAGCAGTAATCTACGGTGACACAGACTCTTGTTATTTTTCAGCGTATGCTACCCTGAAAAAAGACATTGAGAAAGGTCTGATTCCCTGGAACAGAGAATCAGTGGTCGAACTTTATGATACTATAGGAGATACAGTCAATGGCACATTTGTCAAATTCATGCAGGACGCATTTCATGTTCCTCGAACCAGAGCCGAGGTCATCAAAGCAGGTCGCGAGATTGTTGCAAGCAAAGGACTGTTCATTACCAAGAAGCGATATGCAGTGCTCTACTACGACAAAGAAGGCAAACGAGCAGACACAGAAGGCAAACCAGGCAAGATCAAAGCCATGGGCCTTGACCTCAAGCGTTCAGATACCCCGGTTGTTATACAAGACTTCTTGAGTGAGGTGCTGACTAAAACTCTAACCGGTGTGACCAAAGAAGAGATACTGCAATATATCACTGATTTCCGCACAGAATTTAAAACTCGACCGGGTTGGGAAAAGGGCTCGCCTAAACGAGCTAACAATATCACAGAATACGCTGCCAAAGAAAAGAAAGCAGGCAAGACCAATATGCCCGGGCATGTTAGAGCTTCGTTGAATTGGAACACTCTCAGGCGTATGATGGATGACAAATACTCCATGCAGATAGTAGATGGCATGAAAGTAATTGTATGTAAGATCAAAGACAATCCTATGGGGCATACTTCCGTGGCCTATCCTGTGGATGAACTGAGATTGCCGCAGTGGTTCAAGGATCTGCCTTTCAATGATGCAGAGATGGAAACCACTGTGATAGATGAGAAGTTAGGAAACCTTATTGGTGTTTTGGAATGGGACATCAGTTCAACAAGGTCGGACAATACATTCGCAAAACTATTCGATTTTGAGTGATTTCTAGGTTGCTTTTTACTCAAGATCTAAATATAATCTTAATATACAGGAGAATTCTTAATGAAAGATATACTACAAGACATCGTTAGCCATACGCAGAATCTAGGCTTCTTGACCACAGTTAAGGTCACAGGCACAGATAAAGGCACAACTGTTAACTCAATGGCAGATGACCGTTCAGTGATCATGGAGGCAGAAACTGCTAATCCATATCCAGATATGATCGGTGTGTTTGGTATGCCGCAACTGAACAAGTTGAAATATCTGTTGGAAGGTGCAGAATACAAAGAAGGTGCAAAGATCAGTATTACCACAGCAGAACGCAATGGTGAAACTTTGCCAGTGGGCCTGCACTTTGAAAACAAAGACGGCGACTTCAAGAACGACTATCGCTTTATGAATCAAGAAATCATTAACGAAAAGATGAAAACTGTGAAGTTCCGTGGTGTCAAGTGGGATGTTGAAATTGAACCGTCAGTGACTTCTGTGATTCGTTTCAACTTTCAAGCAGGTGCTAACTCAGAGCATCCTACATTCCTTGCTAAAACAGAAGGTGGTAATCTTAAATTTACATTCGGCGATGCATCAACACACGGTGGTGAGTTTGTGTTTGCTCAGAACGTTGCAGGTAAACTAGATCGCGGTTGGACTTGGCCTGTATTACCAATCTTGAGCATACTTAAGATTGCAGACACCAACACCACAAAGATGAGTTTGAGCAATGAAGGTGCTATCCAGATCACTCTCGATAGCGGACTAGCAACTTACAAATATATTATCCCAGCACAGGCTGCTTAAATGAAACCACCAGTTAATCTAACACCATTACAAAAGGACTATGCAGTATATCTGCCGGCAATTAGTTCTTTTTATTCTACCTATGTTGCAAAACAGCGACTAGAAGAGTTTGTACCAAAGGATCGTATTCCTGCAGGCTTTGATCAAGGAATTGAAGGAATGAACTTTCTTAATCCAGATCAAGGATACTTTACCTACAAGTATGCTCTGTATTCAGCAGGACACGCTCAACTTGATGTTATCAAAGCACAGGATCAAGAATCCATGATACAACAGCGTGATCGCGGACAAACAATGATTTTAGGCGACTCCGGTGGTTATCAGATCGGTAAAGGTGTTCTCAAGTTTGATTGGTTGAACTTTGAAGGTGCAGAAGCTACCAAGACACGTCAAAAGATTCTTGAATGGCTAGAAGCAACTGCTGATTGGTCAATGATGTTAGACGTGCCTACATGGGCCTGTGATCATATTCACAGTCCTAAGACTGGATTGAAAACTTTCGAAGACTGTTTAGAAAAGACTCGTTATAATAACAAGTATTTTCTAGATAATCGCCTAGGAGCCACCAAGTGGCTTAACGTGCTACAAGGTGGTGACTGGGATACTGCGGAAAAGTGGTATCGTGGTGTTGTAGAGTTTAGCGACCCTAAAGGACCATTTGCAGGAAAAGAAGCAGAAGGTTGGGCATTTGGTGGTGCTAATATGTGTAAGATGGATATCACACTCAAACGTCTAATGACCATGCGTGATGAAGGCATGCTAGACGGAAAGAACTGGATTCACTTCTTGGGCACAGCACAATTAGATTGGTCATGCTATCTAACTCAAATTCAACGGCAGATCCGTAAGCATATCAATCCAGAACTCACAATCAGTTTTGACTGTGCAAGCCCGTTCATTGCTACTGCTCACGGATTAGTTTACACAAATGCACAACATACCAACAAGCGTTGGTCAGTGATCATGGACAAGGCTCCTGATAACAAAGCACTTTCAGGACGATTTGATATTCCGTTTCCGTTTGAAAGTGAGTTTGCAAGTCGTTTGACCATGGGCGATATTGCATATTACAATTACGGTGTTCGCAAGACAGATGCCGAACTCGGAGATGTTAAGTTTAATCACTTGAATCCAGAACACTATCACGAAGTTCCGAGACTTAACAAGCTAGGTAAGATTCCGAACAAGACTAGTTGGGATAGTTTCAGTTACGCACTAATGATGGGGCATAATGTCGAATGTCATATCAAAGCGGTGCAACGTGCTCAACAGTTAATGGATATTGAATGTGCTAGGTTTACTCCAGACTGGCGTATGAAGAGCATTGAAGGCAAGAAAGAAATTGAATTCAGCGATTGGGTTCCAAATAAAATTCTTT